TCTGGGAACGCTATTGCTCATGTCAGCACATAGAAAACACACCGCCGAACCTAGCTCGTCAAACACGATCACCCCTAGTTTGGGAAGAAGGTATCCGGGAGGAAATGAAGATGGTGACCACGACTTGATCATTTGATAAGTCTCCTGGGCTTCTTCCTCTTCGGAATAACTATAGGTTTCAATTCTCATCCTCTCCCAATTTCAAATTCCATTGTAATTGCTTGAACCGTAAAGGGCAAAGGCGAACTACCTTTAACCTCAATCGTTGTGTTCCGGCTCCAGCTTGTGGATAGGTGAATCTTTTCAGAGTCCCCGGTGTAAAGACTAGGCGCGGTATCAAGAAACTCTGGCGGAAGCTCCAAACGCGACCATTGAGACTCTCCGTCTACCCTGACTTGAGCCCGGCCCGCTCTCCACAATCTGATAATCGCACCAGTGATATTCTTGCTCTGCCCCATCACCCCCTGAGACTCTAAGAACATTGGAATCAACCTCATGTCATAAGGCCTCCCTAAAATGACGTTGTCCGCCGGTGTGTCCAAGGTGATTTCTCCACTCTCAACCGTTTTCGATCCAACAGGGGCGCCATCCGCCAAAATAGCGACGGTAACACCCTCCAGGTGTTCCAGCCCGGTGATCGTGGTTAATCCACTCCCGGTCCTTTGGACTCCATCGTCCACAAACCACATGTTTGCCAAATCACCATTCTGAAGCGTCCGATACTGTCCACGAGCCTTGAACTCGATATGACGCTTTGTGACTCCATCCACCGTCCTTTTGACCACGTAGGTGACGTGGTCCTCTTCATCGGGCCTGGGTGTCACCGAGATTGATTCAAACTCCCCATCCGTCTTGGTCCGATACCAGGCTTGAATGTTTTGGGTCTGGTCATAAACCAAGGACGCGATCTCTCCATCTTCCCGAACCCCGTGCCAAGTTGGATATCTTTGCCTTTGATAGGCGGATTGTGTCACACCTTGTCCTAGAATGTGGTCCGCCAAGATCGTCAGCGTGTTGGAATCGTAATAGTCTTCAATGCCGGTAAGCTGTTGGAAGCGTAAGGTCTGTCCCTGAATTTGAAGAAATAGGGCGGTTCCGTTAATTTGCTCTGCCCGGACATGCTTTGATCCATAGTTACTATCCCACCGCACCCGATAATTGGAGTAGGAGAAATTCTCATTACTGTTGTCAGGAATCACCACACACTCGGCCTGTGATGTCCCCACCCTCAGTTCTCTAAGGTCTTCCATCCATTGAACCAAAGGCGAGCCAGAGCGTCTGATAGGGACAATAAAGCCACTGTCAGCATCATTGCGGGTTCGGAAGTTCTCGAAGTTCCCCGGTTGACTCAAAAATAGGTCAGTTGAGCCCAACACGAGACGGTTTCGGTGAGTGCAAATCGCCCTCGGGTAGCCGTTGGTCGATCCGAACTTCTCTAATGCCCATTCCGTGGTCGCGTCCGTTGATTCAAGATCCTCGATGACCTCAACGGTCACCTCCGTCGCGCTTGTGTATCCCGTAATCTTGACCAGACCAGTCTGTGATGCGTCCGCCACCTCGATGGTGACAACTCCATCAGAGCCCGAGTCTGGCTCGTAATTCACTTCGGAACGGAAGTATTTCGGGGATTGCTCTGTCCCGGTGACTAGACGGTTCGCAGAAGTCCCGACGACGTCATACTTTCCGCGCTTTGTAATCCACGGTCCAGACGCGCTATCAGATTCTTGTAGGGTTGTGTCAAAGATTCCATTTCCTGTTGTCTGAAACACCCAATCCCCTAAAACGTAGATTGGATCAGAATTCAAAGTCCCCGTCCCTGTCTCGGGAACATCAAGACTCACACTCGCGTCATCCCTTGTATGTTTAAGGGTGATAAACTCCCCCACCATGTCCGATGTGAAGAGGTTTGCGGAAGCGGTCAATGTCACTCCTGTCCCGGTGGTTGCTGAAGCCGTCAGGGTCGTCGTGGTCCGGTTCTCATCGGCCATTGGTGGGTAGTTGAATTCATCACTCCAATCGACGTTCACGAGGCTCCAGTCATCGTTTGCAAGCCTGATAAGCTTTCTAAGAGGATGGTTCGGATGCGTGATGTAGACAACGTCCTGAATCTGCTCAAACTGCATTTCAAACAGTTCCGATTCCTGGTAGGTCGATGTCACTTCAAGCGGATTCCCAGGGCTTCCCGGGTCTTCCACTCTTGTTTCATCGTTCCAGAATCGGAAGTATTGATGGCCCACTTCAATGTCGAAATTGATCGTAGGCGAAAAGGTGAATGGAATCACGCGGCATTTTCGGTCCGAAAACTTAGCCTCGCCCCCATGCTTGGTTCCAGGCCGACCAAAAGCTGTCCCAAAAGGAAGAACCTCCATGTTCTCCAGAATTCGACAGCCTTTGGAGTATTTTGCAACGTCCACACGAGGGTCCATGAACTCCGTGAGTTCCCCCGCATTGAATGTGATTTGTGAGGCTTTAGGCATCCCGGTCTACTGAGTAGTCTACGCCCAATCCCAATCTCTGATTCCGGCTCCAGTAGCGATTCTGTCCAGAGTTCACAATCGGGCTGTTTTTAAGCATTCTTTCCAATGGGCGGTTCTCACCCGATCCCAACTCCATTGCGTCTACGTGCATTGCTTTGGACAAAGTCATCTCGTAAACCTTGAGGAGTTGCTCCCCGCTCATGCCATCCTTGGTGATTTGCCGGGCCACCCTCATGGCAATCTTGATTGCGACGGCCTCAGCAAGCAGAACGTCCCAGACCTCAGTGTTAGGCTCCCATGCGAGGTAGCGGATATTTACGGTAGGCTCATCCGTGTGGAGTTCCTTACCGTTAATATCGAAAAACTCAGCCTTGGCAGACCATGGCTCCCCGTTGAGATCAAGAAATCGTAGGGAGTCCGAGGGAAGCTGGTATCGGTAGCTATAACCAAAATCATAAACCTTGGTAGGATTCTCCGACAACCTAGAAAGCGTCGCTCTTCGGACGCAACAGGACCAACGATGAGACCTAATGACCTCTTTTGCAGTCTGATCAAAGACCGCATTGATCACCCGGCTCTTCGCGTCGTCGTTGTCGAGAATGTTTGTGATGGTCCCTGCCGATAGATAGGCCAGAGCCGTATTTGCAATTTGTGTTTTGGTGATCATTTTCTTTAATGAAAAGGAGGCAGAGACCGATTTAATCAGCCTCTACCTCCTATGAGTTCCAACAGTGGATTTATCGGACGTAATAGCAGACAGAGACTCTCTGACTTACTGCGGCAGGCGAGCCACCGGCAACGGTCAGAGTGAGTCCTCCATCTCCAGTCACTTCGACCATATTGACTTCCGAGGCATCAAACGGACGAGACCCAGCAGACGCCAAGCTAACACCGTCAGCAAGGTTGTCAGTAGATCCCGAAGTTCCGATGTCCACAGACACGCCAGACATTGCTCCCCCGATGATGAATGAGCGTGCCAGATCGACAAGCGCACCCTTCGGAAGGGGAAGAAGCGAAACAGCGTCAGAGGAAGACTCGTCACCAACGAAGACAACTTCGTCATTCAGGAAACGAGCCCGACCTTCAGCTTGGATCGAGTCAGGACGGTTCTTAAGACCGATGGTGTTGAATTTTGCGTATTCAACGGATTCAGTTACAGGCATTGTTTTATCCTTTCAGGTTAGGGTTTAGCTTTCGTCACATTGGACTTTCCAGACTGCCTTATCCCAGATCCGACCGAGTCCCCAATCAAAGTAATAGGTGGACTGGATGGCGTGGGTCTTTGTAGGCAACACATCAAGCTCGTGGTTCGGCATTTCGTTGTATCCAAGAGCAACAGCGTTCTTGGCGAATGCCACACAAGTCCGAATGCTGGACCCATCAATCGGAAGCACATCATCATCGACGGCCTTGATTGTAAATCCTTGAACATCCTTCATCTCGCCTTCCAGCACTTGCTCAAGCAACGCCGTGGCATTGTCCCGATTGTAGAGCTTGGGGTCATGGAGGAGGTCGGTCACCTGTGCGTATCCAAGAATCAAAGCAAGACCAGCAGGGTTGTTGGTCGTGTCGTCTTGGGAACGAACATTGAACTGAGCGAGACGTTGCTTGAGATACACAAGCTTGTCGTAGGTCATCCCGGTATTGGAAGAACCATTGCGCTCGTAGTTAGCAGCGATCACGTAGTCAGAGTTGAAGTCGGGATAAGTCCGAGCACCGGCAGCATTCTCTTCAATCGCAAGACCGAGGAGACCACCGATTTTACCCGGAGTTCCAACAACAGTCTGATCCATGTTCCGGGCAATTTCCGCACGCTGGTTCCCAATGGTAGGCCCAATCGGGCTCTCAAGGGTGCCAAATTTCTTCTGGTCTTTACGATCAAAAGCAACGGAGGTGATATAAGGATCGGTGACGACGAACCGCTTACCAGTCGTGATAGTAGACGGGGCGGTTTCCTCAAACTGCTTGGTGAGCTTTCGCACCGAGTCAGTAGGAGGTAGGAGGGGGAATTCACGCTCTGAACCCATCACAGGATAGGTCGGAACGCAGCCTTCAGTAGATGCTCGAACGCGCTGGTATTCAACGCTCCAAGCATCCTCAAATTCAGGACGGAACTGTCTAGTTACGTCCAATGTAGTAGTATTAGACATTAATTTGCAGATGTTTGAGTTGGTCGGCAAACCGCGTCAGTGGGCTCACCTAGAAATGGATCTCGCGATCCTCTTCAGGGCCTCATCTGCAAAGGAGTCAGTCTCTAGGACTGGGCTTCTCGATTCCGGGAATCTGATTCGTTTTGGTATTAGGCTATTTTATGGCCAAACGCAAGGGTTATTTTTTACTTATATGTGAAAAGACAAAAAACCCCTCCCCCCGCAAGAAACAAAAAAAGAACGGGGGGAGGGGCTGACTACCAAGAACTATCTAAACTTTGATTCCGCGCAATCGATTGTATTCCGCAAGATGTTCCGAGGATTTGAACCCTCCTACGCCATGCTTGGCATAAAACTCTTTCGCTGCCTTGTTGCGGTCACTGGGTGACATCTGAGAAGGTGTTGAGCCTGGAATGGATGCGGGGGCATTGGCGGTCATCCGCTCGTTAAAGAGCCTGAGAATTGCTGGATCAGAAAGCATAGCCGCATGAAGAGGATTTTCAGAACTCACTGTTCCATCTTCATTTCGGACAAACTCAAAACCAAGTTCGGAGAACTCTTGAGAGGTCACCATGTCTTTCATATCGATTGAGAACTTCTCAAAGGCAGAATTACCCCCCATCTCGATGGTAAGGGCCTCTTTGGTCTTTGTAGCAGCTTCCTCAGCCTGAGCTCGATACTGCTCTGCCATGTCTTCCTGCTGTTTGGCCTGATATTCAATCACACTTGCCACGAGCGCCTTGACTCCTTCAGCAGTGTTTACAGGATTTTTCGCGGCATGTTCGGCAAACACTCCGGCAAGGCCCTCATCTTTCTCAAAGCCTTCAGGAAGCTCGTCAGGCCACATATTAGCCTTGTAGTCTTCCGGTGTCTCCAAAGCTCCAAGGCTCTTGTTAAACTCCGACCGATCAGTTTCCGTGGCGTCCTCACTTGGAATCTTGATCATGCCTTCTGTTTTAGCACGGGCCGCAGTCTGGTTGTCTTTCCCGGACTTGAGAGCCGCAAAGAGATCCTGGCCGTTCCTTAGCGCGAAACCGGCCAAATCCTCCTGTCCCATCTCAGCAAGCGCGGCAGCAGCTTCGGCTTTCGGTGTTCCGTCAGGGTTGTAGATCTTAGCAATGGGAGAGTTATCCCATGTTACAGTATCGCTCGAAGGCGTTGGTTCCGGGGAGGACGAACTCTCCGGCGCGGGTGTTGATGGTGTCTGTTGGTCACTCATAAGCTTTTTGCAATTTCGTATTCAGGCAGACCCTTGCCCTCGTAAAGCTTTGATGCTTTCTCCGGGTCGGTTCGATACAACCAAGAAATATATCCTGGGGTCTTCCATCCCCACTTCCCTGACATCTCGGGCTCTGGATCATCCCCCCAGTCATCGATCTTTTTGACCTTCATGACAGCTTCATAGGTCAGACGCTCCCAGGTGCCTTTCTCAAATTCCTCAAACCCTCTCACTCGTGATTCCCATTCTGACTCTCCCTCGTTATCAATAACCTCGAAGCCTTCTTCCTCGGCAACCTGTTCCGGGCTTGTGTCATCTTCTTGGGTTGGACCAAATGCCACCTTTCTAAGCTCATCCATGTGCTTGTAGTAGACAGGGGCAGTCGGTTTGATCTCTCCATCCACAATGTTCGCAACGATCTTGCCATCCTCCTTGACGATCTTGTCTTTCTCTTCATTAAGTAAATAGTTCATTTCTTCTCGATAAGGTTGGCTGTTCCGTTGTGGACTGACCGGAGGAATTTCAAAACTCTCCCGGCCCCCGCTTTTTCCTCAGTGCTGAGGGTGTCAGAGAGAACGATTTGATCGGTAATGATGTCTAAAAGCATCTCCCCTTTTTGCCCATTGAGCGCATTCTCACAGAGTTCCAGCTCTGATCTCGTCATGTTGATAATTACTGTATTACTCATGAGCTTCTGGTTGTGGTAGATCGTGGCGTGCGATGATTTTATCCCAGCAATAGGAGAGGATCAGGAAGCTGTCTACAAAGCGCCTTGAGTCGATCTCGTCTAATTCCTCAAAACCATCTCTTTTAACCCGATCCACAAAAGATGATAGAACCATCAAAGCTTCATCTCCACGCTCTTTGTAAAACTCAAAATCATTCATGCCCCCATCATCCTCTCTACGTCTACACCGGCAGCACTGGCATCTTTTGCTGCCCCTGCTGCCTGTTTCGCCATCTCCATGGCTTGCGCTTGCTGCATGGCCTGGGCCTTCTCAGCCTCTCTCTGTTGATACTCGTCTTCCGAATAAAGCTCGTCCTCGTCCTGCCCGTAAGCCCTCCAGATCCTAATAGCAGAATCCTTGAGCTTAACGACATCAACATCCAATCCGAGTTGTTGGAAATTTGCCATGGCCTCGATATAACCCAAGGCCTCGATTGCCTTGGATCTCTCGTGATTCATGGTGATGGCATTATCAAATGCGAAACCCGGAAGCATAGCCCTCCCGGTCACTTGATCAAGATACTCTTCGGGCATGTCAAACTGCCCGTTTCCGATCATCTCGTTGAATGCCCACTGCACAATCGGCTCTGTATGATCCTGAGTAAGAGCGGTAATCGTGGGATCTAGCTGAGCATTTAGCTCACCCTGCATAGCCGTAATCTCCGTTGCGGTCCTCTCCCGTTGCTGTCGGGAAAACATATTGAAGAGATTGCCATGAAACGCCTCGTCAATGTTTTCGCGAAGTTGCTGCCAGACCTCCATGCCGACCGAGTAATTCGACGATGACGACAACTCTTTTGGCCATAGGTTCGGATTGGTGTCAGAAACATAGGTCACCTCGGCAGCACCGAGACCAACACCCTCCTCTTTCATGGACGCCGGAGCGAGGACAGGAGGAACAGCAGCCCTTTCTCCCATGACCATCATGAATTTGGCTGCAAAGTTGGCCTTGTAGGCATCAGGAAGGATCTCCCATGCCGGAGAGTATCCCCAGGGTGAATCCATGACCTCGTAACGCGAGGCGACAATCTGAAACACGTCGTTCCCGGAATCAACGACAACGTGCTTACCGTCCTCCTCGACAACCATGACCCTATACATCATGGATTTATTCCCGGTGTTCGCCTTGATCTCCCATTCCGGGCGACGCTCAATCAAGAGGATGAATTTGCTACGCTCTCCCCTCTTTTTCGGATCTTGAGCATCCCTCTGCTTCTTGGCTGATAGGTTCTTAAGCCCCCATTCTTGAGCAGCCTGATATGCCGTCCAGTGATACTCGCAGGCGAAGGTTTGCACCCTCGACCGGCTGTCATGGTCAATCAGGTATGTGACCGGCTCAAATCGGTGAAAATTGAAAACGTTCTCCCCGTAATCATCAGTAACAGTCTCCATTTTCATGGTCCCGGTCCCTAGTTGGGATCGATGGAGGATTACACCGTGGTTCTGGTGGTGGAAATTGCTCTGCCGCAGCCGAAAGATTAACTCCTCAGCAGCCTCTCGGTAGACTTTTTTAGCCTGTTTGTTGGTCCGAAACTTGCGAGGAGGTTCTAAATTGAGCCAATCCCGATCTCTAGGAAACAGCATCGAGGTAATGCCATTGGCCTGCATCCGGGACTTGTTGCGAAGGCTGGTATCATAGACCTCGGAATGAGGAATAATGTTGTGATCATTGGTGCCACGAGACCGGTTAAAATACCGCGCATTGGTCAAAAACCCGATCTCATCCCACAACCACTCGTGTGGACTGCGTAGATTCTCCAGTTGCTGGACCCTCTCGATGACTGATTTCCCGTCCATTATCCTAGGGCATTACCTGGACTGACTCCGGCATAGGTGCTGGCATCAAAACCCCTACGTTTCCGCAGGTTATCCTCCATGTCCATTTGAGCCCTCTTGATGTCCAGAGCGTTTTGCTTGGGTGCCGCAGCGATAGGCGTTGCTTTTGGCTTGTCGAATCCCATAAGCACGACTTATCTCAATATTTAGGATAAGTCAAATTTATTGATGGCTTAAATGCCGC